TGTGGCTTCCCCAGAGTTTCTTTGGGAACTTAGCGACACTGAAGTTGCGTTCAGCATCCTCATTAAACATGTCGCCATGTATCAGGCGCGAGAGAACTAAGGTGTCAGTTACCTTGGCCTTTGTTGTCCACTCAGGATAAACTATCTGTATCGCTGGGATGTCGTAGTCTATTATATTGTGACCGATGATTTCGTCAGCACTGGCTAATAGCTCAAGTGCGTCCTCGATCTGGTCTGGGTTAAACTTACGGACTTCTCCAGTGTCCACCTCACGGCAGACAATGCACCAGATAGTGTGGATGGTATCTAAGAGGCCATTGCTTTCTAAGTCCCATATCCACCGACTCATCGCTTGTCACCAGAACCCTTCAAGACACCACGCTTCTGTCGTGACTGTAGCTTCTCATGGTTAATAGCGGCGACCTCGTTCAAGGTGATGCCAAGGTCTTTCGATAGTGCCGCAATGTACCAAAGGACATCTCCTAGCTCATCTGCAATCTCTGCTTTCTTCTGCGCTGGGATTGTGTTCATGCCATCAAAAGTTACATCGTTATCTCTGATGAGTTTCTTGATCTTACCAAGGACTTCCCCAGCTTCGTTAGCTAGACCCAGTGCTGGGTAGATGACCTTCCATTTGTAAATCATGGTTTTAGCCGCATCTGCTTGATATTGGTTCATTGTGTATTCATGGATGCCTGTAGTTTTCATATGAATAGCTCCCCTTGTGCATTTAGTTGTCTTGTTGCTTTGAATATCTGTTGGTTTCGCCCGTATGGACTTTTGCGCTTCCCTATGACTTCGATAAGCCCAGCGTCTTTTAGCCATTTAAAGTGGTTGGTGATTGAGCCATACGGCATGTGCTTGAGTGCAAGTTGTACTTGTGCACTGATGCAACCTTTGTCTCCAGCCGCTTGGATGACATCAAAGACCATCCTAGTATTCTTTGTTAAATCTGTGTTTGCATACGCCTCTCTGGACGTGCTTGATAAACCACGCATACGTGTTCCTTTGCTTTACTAATGTTTTGGTTTGGGAGTTTTTAGAAACCGAAGTTACTATCAGTGGCAGTAAGTCTGCCTGTTTCGCGGTTGTACTGAAGTTCATCCGCTTGGCCTACAAATCCTGTATGCCTATTCTTTAATACGACAAGTTCTCGCTTGCCTGATGTTGGGTCTTCGCTGTCCACATTCATAGCAATACAAGCAGTCGCCAGCTGTGCTAAACTGTGGCTACCTCTCAACTGTGACAGCTGTGCTCTGTCGCCACCTTCGTGACCTCTTTCGGAGTTTGGCCTCTTTAAGTGTGACACAAGGATTAATGCTAAGTCCAACTCAGTACACAGGACTGTCAGAGTGTGCATAATGTGATCTATGAGCACTCTCTCGTTGTCTGATGCACCAGCATACGAGCTAACGAGAATACTAATGTGATCTAAAAAGACGACATCACATCCAAGTCCATGTTTCATGTACCTGATACGATTACAAATGGTGTCTATGTCAAATGACCCAAAGTGATCGAAGAGATAAATCTGACCATGGGATAGTAAGTCGTCAAAGCCTGTCTTGATCTCCTCTGGTGTTGCCGCATCCTCATCAATCACAATGTTTCTATTGATGTGGAGACCTACGAGACCTTGGGCTGTACGCTTGGTGCTTTCTTCTAGCATCAACATGCCAACCCGTGTTCCTGTCATGTGTAGGTTGTATGCAATCTCACGAATTAATGTAGACTTACCTGTGCCACTACCAGCCACGATAGTCACAATGCCTTGTCGTATTCCTTTGAGCATATTGTTTACTCTTGGATATGGGTACTTCATTGGACTTTCAGCGTCTGGAGTTGCTACAGTCTCTCTCATGTCAGACATCTGGACTATACCATCTGGCCTATAATCAGCCGCCTGATGTATAGCATTAATGATTGCACCAGCCTCACCTTTGACAAGGCATTCATTGGCATCCTTGTGTGGTAAGACAGCAATCTTAACTTTACCGATAGGCAAGACTTCAGCGCACTCAATGGCGGCCTTACGTCCAGCTTCATCCTGATCAAACATCAAGATTATCTCTTTAAAGTTGTTGAGGTAATCAATGTTTTCCAACAGGTTTTTCTTAGCCCCAGCACTGCCATTCCTCACAGATATTGTAGCGAATTTATGCTGTTGCACTTGGCTGACGCTCATGGCGTCTATCTCGCCTTCTGTAATGACTAGCTTCTTACCAGCTGACCACAGGTGCATTCCAAACAGACCAGTAATCTTACCAAGTGTAGGAAACTGCTTGTCTCTAGTGCGTATCTTCTGACCTTCAGTTTTACCTTTAGCATCCTTGAAGTTCGCCACCTGTATTGGTTCACCTTTGCTGTCTTTTGTTACAAAGTATCCAAACTTACGGCATGTAGCTTCAGTCAACTTTCGTGACCTTAATTCCATGAAGTCACCGTTCAAAAAAGAGTTGGCTGCATTTGTCTTTTCGACAGGTACTATTTCACCTTCAGCTGGGGTGTGTTTTAGACAACTAAAGCAGAACATATGTCCATCGCTGTAGAGGCTGTTTGCATCCGATGACCCACAGGCATCGCATTGTTCGTGAGACACAAAGGTGCTCTCTTCTTGTTCATTCATTTGTTGCTTCCCTTAAAATAAAAAAGGGCGATCCTAAGACCGCCCTCTGCTCTCTTTATTTGGCTTGCTTCATGCCTAAATGACACTCTTCAATCCACTCATCTGGTATCCGCTTGTGTGCCCATGCGAACCCATTCTTTGTGCAAAAGTCAGCATAAGAAGTCTTAGACCCCTTATACAGTTTCGCGTTTGCATTCTGGAAAAGAAAACGTAGGTCGAGCTGTGGTAACTGCTTCTTGATCAACACATGCTTCTGTCGATCCGCTGTAACCCAACGCCCCTTGGTCTCCAAATACCAGACACCACCGACCTTCGGGAGAATGAAGTCGGGTGTGTACTTGGCTGATCTCTGGGGTATCAGAAACGATAGACGTTCTGTCTCGTAACTAAACGGAATATTTAGCCGCCTTAGTTCTTCTGCTATTGTTACCTCAAGACCTGACCTGTAGCCTTCTTTGATACCTCGGTATCTGTGTTTAAAAGTCAAAGTTGTCCGCATTTCCTGTAGGTGCAAAAGGTGCATCGATTGCTGATGTGTCAACAGTAAACCCACCTTCCTCGATTGCACCAAAGCCTGTTCCATTCATACCTTGGATGGCTTCGACAATCTGGACAGCCTGTAGTGTGATAGACACCCCAGCCTGACCACTGACTTTGTAGACATTTAGGAAGCCTTTGAGTCTTAGACGACTACCACCGCCGATCTGTGGTAAAGCATTGGTTGGTACTTTTTGACCAGCTGTGTCGTAAAACTCAGGCATATACTTTGACTGTAGCTTGAAAGCCACTTCCCCAGTTTCTTCGTCAGTCATATAGGGTACTCTGTAATGAGCCTTCCCATGTTCTTCTTTAGCCGCATCCTCAATGATCTTAATCAAGGGCTTTGCGTCTTCCTGAGACAACAATAGTTCTGACTTATATTTACCTTCGCTATCGAAGGCTGTGTCAGGTTTCAAGAGGTGGGGGTACTTAGCCACTCCTGTAGGAGTCTGGAAGTTTATCTTTTGTTTCTTAGCCATTCTTTTGTCTTTCTATAGAAAAAGGCCACCCCTAGATGACTAGAGATGGCCTTTTATGTTTGGGAGAAGAAGTCCCTAGAGTCCTTAGGAGGAGGGATAGGGTCTAGGGGCTTCTTAAGGGTGACAAAAGTATTAGCTAAAGCAAAACTGGCTGTCCCTTATCCCATGTAAGTCTAGGTTTCCCATTTGTGGAATTGGGTCTACTTCAGACCTCTCAAAGTCAAACGGATGATCCAGCTGTTGCCTCAGTTCCTCTTGCCACTTTAGCAACAGGTTTTCGGCCTCATACATCTCAATGTGGGCTTCACGTACCCCATGGTAGAGGTCGTCCACATCTCCTGAGATTGCAAATGAATCATGAATCATAAAGAAGTCCTCAGTAGCTCCAGAGTCTAGCAGTAGAATTATGGTTTTAGCCATGCCAGCCGCATCGAAACTGTGAATCATATTAGCGGCTACAGATGCTGTGTTCTTCCTGACATCCACCTTACCAGTATCTAGCGATAAGGAGACCTTAGACCTAGTTCTCTCGCCTACTGCTGTATCAAACAGGAATATCTTAGTCTCCACCCTGTCCCTCTTTAAGTAGTTGTGGAAGACCCTAAAGCCACTAGGCGATGTCCAATTAACCAGCTTGTTTTGCTTGCTGAGAACATTGGTGCACGACTGTATCCACTTCATTGCTTCAGCGGCTTTTGGCAAGGTCTCCACGATGCTGTCGTAGCTGTGACCAGCAAGGTAACGTGACGCAACCTTTCGCTCTTTATTAGTCCTAGCAATCGGGTGTTCCTTCAGCTCACCATAAGACACAGATCGTTGCAAAGGCTTCATCACGTCTTCCATGTATTGGCCAGCCATACCAGCGACAACTGAAGAATATGGGTAGGTCATGCATGCTCTTTTCTGATTTTGGCGATTTATACCATAGTCTAGCCAGATACGCGCCAGCTCTGCCTTGGTAATCTCATTTTTACCAAAGGCACTGGGATCATCTAAATCAACCTCAAGTCTCTGTGTGACCTTGTCGGCAACAGTTTGATAAAGGTCTGCCATTGTATCTTGTGGAACTAAGTTTACCAAAGCCCCTTCCTCACTACGCGTCAAAAGACTGTAGTGCTGAACGCCACTGTTAGTACCATCAAGTGAGATAGGAATGAAGCCAACAAAGTCGTCACCTTCCTCAAGATAACGTGCATATTCAAAGATTGCGGCTAACATCTGAAAAGGTTTGTCTGCACCTGACCATTGACCCAGATTGTTCTTGTAGTCTTTAGCCATGTCCAACAGCACACCCTCATTCTTGTCAAACCAAGCCACTCGATCATCAAGAGGTGCTTTGTCGATCTTCTCAAAGCCACTACAGTTAGCAATGTGTATCTTTAGCCACCTGATGTTCTGCCCATCGACGACACGTCCTCTTTGAAACTGAAAGAGTGACTTAATGTGGTCGTCTCTGTGGTAGTTGAAAGACGGAACCATGTTGTAGCGGCCTCTGAAGTCACATGCCCAAGGTATCGTAAAGTAATCATGTACTGCCAGTTCATTAGCAATCTGAAGGTCTTGCTTCATGACTGCTTCAGCACCCTTGACCCTGCGATCAGTATTTCTCCATTCTCGCTGGTCTTCTTTGATGGCTTTCTTTAGCTCCTGACACATGGTCATGTGGTCTTTGGGTAGCCTTGGAAACTCAGGTGTGTCTCGCTTTGGAAACTTACCGAATGACTGCCGTGTCTCCCAGCACCACTCTACGACTTCCAACATCTCCTCATTGATACAAAGCCTTGTTTCTTGCAGTGCATTGAGTGCTCTAAAGTGATCTGGAGTTTCCCCTTTGAAACTGT